CCCCAGCATCGCCGTTGAGAGTGGCGAAGTTGAGGACCGACCCATTGAACAGCACCCGCTACCCCGATTACGCGAACGTGATCGACAGGGACGCGGCAGGGAAGGTGACCGTGTCAGCCTGGTTGACCGTCTTGGCGATGGTCAGGGCGCCGAAGAACAGCAGATTGCCGCCCGAGCTGGCGTCGTAGATGCCGAAGTGGGTCACGGTGCCCCAGCCAGCGGTAGGCGTGGGGAAGGTGATCGCGCCGTTGTTGCTGGTCTGGCCGCTGGTGCCAGACGAGGCGACAGTGGATCCAGCCGATTGGGTGCCAGCCCAGTTGGACAAGCTCGAGGACACGGCCACTCGAGCGTAGCTGCCACCCGAGACTTCGGTGCCACCACCAGAGTCAGAGGGCGCTGCGGTGAGCAGGCCGACGTACAGCGTGGTGGTTGTGGGGGCGGATTGACCTCGGAAGATCTGATCGATCAGTTTGTTTTCCAGGTAGTCGGACATTGCGGACATGGTGATTCCTTCTTAGAACTGTTGACGGACGTTGAACTTGAGGACTTCGTAGACGGTTTGAACCTGACCATCGAAGTCGATCTCAACCTCACCTTCGTAGAGGCCCGGCTCAACATCCAGGGTTCCGTTGGGGAAGTTGAATCTCACGACCCCTCGGTCGCCAGCGACAGTCCCAGGGGACTCGATCAGCTTTTGACAGGTCAGGGTCGAGAGAACGGTGGTGCTGCCTGCGGCGCGGAACTTCACGCGCACGATGACGTCGGCGTCCGAGACGTTGATACGTTCACCGGTCTCCGGGTCAGACAGCGTCAGCTTGATGTAGGGGAGGGTGTCCCCTTGAACGAGTTTGATTTTCTCTGCCATCAGATCTTCCTCAACTGGACGCTCAGGTTCGAGCGAGAGTGGCCGTGCAGTGCGCGGCTACGAGCCACGTTGAGTCCCTGCGTGAACTTGCCGCCGTAGAAGATCGCGAGCTTCTCGTTGGTGTACGGCTTCTCGGGGCTCAGCATGAGGCGGGAGATGGCGCCAGCAGCGATCGTCTCGACGTAGTCCTCGTAGATCTCGTCTTCGACGGACTCCGCGGCACGGGTGGGTTTCAGCGCCACACGCATCGTCAGACCGTTGGCGTACTTCTTGTCGGCCACGGGCCACAAGGAGATCGAGCGAGGATCCTTCTGGACGTAGGCGCGAGGCGTGGACGGGCCTGCCGAGTAGCTCGAGTACAGGCGGTTGTAGACCCCAGCGTCAGCCACGAAGTCGGGCGCTGCCGGGCTCAGCTTGATGTTGTCCAGCCAGGCACGCATGACCTTGACCACCAGGTAGCCGGTGGGCGGCTCGAGGTCGTAGTCCACGACGTTGGCGATCACGGTCACGGGATCGTGGTCGCGCTGGAGGATCAGGCTCTTCTCGCAGAACTCGATGGTCGCGTCGGAGATGGCCTGGAGCGCCATAGGCTCAGGAGCGCCAATGACGTGAGGCATCACGCGAGACAGGAACGATTCGTAGGACGCCATCAGACACCTCCCAACTTCATGGCCGTGACGTTGGGCGTGTCACCGCGGCGGTTGACCTTCGGCGAGAAGGCGTTGTCCTTCTGGAGCTTGAGACCCATCGAGCCGTTGAACGCCGCCAGGTACTTGGACGCCAGTTCCGAGTTGGCCGAGAACTCCAGATCCTTGGAGTAGGCGCGGAACATGACGTAGGAGAACAGCGGCTCGAAGTAGGCCGTGGGGATCGTCAGCGCATCCGTCGTTGCAGTCACCGCAGCAGGCGGGATCGCGCACTTGCCCCGGACTTTCGTGCCCGCAGCAACAGGCGGGTAGGTCTCGAAAGCGAGAGGGAAGCGATCGTCGAAGATGAAGTGCTTGACGGTGGACTGGCGGGTGCCAGAGCGCCAGGACGCATCGAAGGCATCCAGCGTGGCTCGGTCAACCGGCGTGACAGCGCGACCAAGGTTGCCGCTCGAATCGACGTGGGCAACGATGTCCATGAGACGGAAGATCTCCTGACCGGACACGGAGATCTCTTGATAGGCACCAGCACCCAGCGTCAGGTCGAACCAGTCACCCGTTGCATCGGGGCGATGGACCGAGATCAGGAGCTGCCCGTCGTTGATCCAGGAGATCAGCTCAGTGTTCGCCCAGCGGTAGTTCGCCGCGTCGGTGTCGTTGAGCAGAATCCTGGCGCGAGAAATAAGGTCGGAGACAAGCATCATGCACCCGCAGTGGTCTTGAGTCCTCGGCGAGAACTCTTGGCTACCTGTCTGCGAAACGCCTCGACCGCCTCCGACAACTCAGGCCGTGGCTCGTCGGGCGTAGGCTCCGCGCTGGCTTGAGCCGTATTCTCGTTGGGGATTTCTGGCGCAGGCGCTGGCTCGTAGGGCTCCATGTCTTCGCGTTCTGCGAGGACCCGGGTCCACACGTAGATCGTTCCTGAGCCCTTTTGTTTGAGTAGTTTGGTCATAAAAAAAGGGAGGGGAGTTACCCCCTCCCCCCTCACGGGTTGAGCGTGATTACTTGCGGATGTAGCCAGCAACCAGAGCCTCGGGCTTGGTCACCTTGTAGCCGTACACGTTCAGGCCGCGCACGATGTTGCCGAAGGTGGACTGAGCACGCAGGGTCTCGACGTTGGTCATCTGCGAAGCGAACGAGATCGCGTCACGGGTGCCAGCGATGATGTTCCATGCCTTGTAATCGGCTGCACCACCAGTGCCACCAGAAGCGCTGTCCGAGCCCAGATCAGTGGCGCTCGTCAGGTTGTTGCTGATGTACACGGTGAAGCGGTCGATCATGCCGATCTTGCCGTTGCGCAGCGGGGTCACGCTGTCACCGGTCAAGTAGGCTTGCTTCAGGTCGGAGCGCTTGATCATCGAAGCGGCCCAGGCGGGGATCACCACCCAGCGACCATCTTCGGGCACGTTCTGCTCGTCCAAGCACTGGCCCATGTCCAGGAGCATGTCCAGGACGTTGGAGCTGGTGACTTGGCGGGGAGCACCGGTTGCGCCCAGGTTGATGTCGCCAGAGATGGCGCCAGCGGTGGCGCCCTTGTTGGCGGAGGCTGCGTCGGCGTAGACCGAACCCAACACGTCAGCATCGATCGCGATCTTCATTTGCTGAGATGCGTCGTTGGTGAACATGTCCATCAGCTTGACGTCGGCTTGGGTGGCGTCCACGTCGTCCAGAACGACGGCGAAGTACTTGCCCTTGTCGATGTTCAGCTCCAGAGGGGTCGAGGTCGGGACCTGGTTGGTCAGGTTCTGGCCCTTGGAGTAGTTGCTGATGGTGATGGTCGGGATGGTGCGGATGTTGACCTTGTCGCCTTGGCCTTTGATCTCGCCTTCCCAGTCGTTGTTCGTGATCTCACCGAGAACGGTGGACTTGTAGAACTTGACCTGGAGCTTGCCCGACCAAATCTCAGGGATGAAACCGGCTGCGCCGGAGTAAGCGTCAACGCCAGAACCGGCGCCGTAGTAGTTTCCAGAAGTTGCGAGAGACATGATTTACACCTTTGAAGGCTCTCAGTCAGCGCACGCGTTTCTCCGCGACTGCTGACTGAATTTCTGCGTCAATGGCAGCGGCCTGCTCGGGGGTGAACTCACCTCGGCGATCGCGAGCGTAGAACTCTGCGATCTCACCTCGGGTCCAGATCTTCTTGCCCTGCGCAGGCACATCCACTCGGGATGTCTGCGGGGCGACCTGCGAGTCCAACGACGTGCTGGCTACTGCCGCCTTGTCTTGTTGAACCTTCCTAAACGCCTTGAAGAATCTGGCAACGCGATCTGCATCGCGCTTCACTTCGGCCTCCGCAAGAATGCTTTGACGTTGAGCGCCGGTGAGTTCATCGATCTCACCCAGCCAGGCGTGAAACTCGGCGTCGTCGTTGATTGCCATCCAGTCCGGAACCGCGGCGTTGAGCTTGTCGTAGAAGCCCACTTCCTTCGATTCCACTGTCGCAACCTGGACCGACTCCAGCTTCCGACGCAGCTCGGCAAGCTCCGTATCTTTGGCTGAGACCTCTTCACGCGCAGCGCGACGGATCAAATCAACCAGCGGTTCACCGAACTCGTTCACCTCTTCAGGCTTGACCAGCGATTCCTTTGGTTTCGCCAGGCTTACCTTCAACGCCTCCACTTCTTGGGTCAGGCTATTCAAC